GTCCTTAAAAAAGACATATTTCGCACCCTCTCTTTGATACCAAGAGAGCTTAAGAAGCAGAACTGCCCCAAGGTTGACCTTGTTCTCAGATTTATTCTGGGACATCAAAGAAGTGGTCTTAATAGGTAACTATAGATCATACCTCTGCTAAGCATATAAGAATTTATGCATGCTAGCCAAAAGCTACATTCTCAGTTTAGTTCTCTGTCCCATCATATTTATTTAAAAATACAATGAATACTAGAAATACTTTTAACATGAGAAAAGCTACACATTCTAAGGTCTGATTAACTCGTAAAGAGTTATTCAGATTTTTGGAGTGTGTAGTCTGAATCTTCACTGCTAAAGCTTTAAAGAAAGACCTAAAAGTCCTCATTATGAGAATAGACAAAATCTGAGAGAAAGGGGGAAGTAATTTTACTTTCCTCTATCTCAAAGAAGTGTTTCGTCTCGTAATTCGGTCACTTTCAGGGTCTCCTGAAAACAAAAGTTGTATTAAACCTAATACAATTCTTGTTAAAAGGGATTCTTATGGGCTTCCCACTTTGATTCCAAAACCTTTGCGGATATTAATCCAAAAACAAAAGGAGTCGAAAGTGCAGATGTTATTGACATTGCTTTCAGTATTCCGAGTCATGCCTGCAATCCAGAAACCGAAATTTTCAACGATCACTTCTCCTTTTGCTGGGGAGAGTGAGACGTTGGAAAATGACGTACTGGTCCTTGCAATTCGTGATCTCGGAGTTAAGCTTAATATGAAGGATCACTCACTTATCAAACTAGAGTCTGCTGGGCCACATGGACGAAAGTCTACGTGAGCCTCAAATGCAGATCTGGTCGCACTTACTCAACACCCTGAAACATTTAAAGCTTGACAGCTTTTCATGCGTAAGAGTTTTAGTGGTTATCTCATCGAAAGATGAGTTACCTGTTTGAGCTTTATTGCTTTACCGTTTGCTTGAATGAATGAGAGATTAACATTAGGCCGTACTGCAGTTGTTTTAGATCAGGCTGGAAAAGGTAGATTAGTAGCAATTACTAATTACTGAATCCAACTCGCTCTTAAACCTTTGCATAAGGCCATATTTAATTTCCTTCGTACTATTAGCGATCTTGACGGGACATTTGATCAGTCTAAACCTCTCGACGTTTTAACGTCGAAGAAGCTTAGAGTGCCATTTTCCTGTTTTGATCTTTCAGCGGCCACAGATAGATTACCTGTCAAGCTTCAAGCACAAATCCTTAATATTATTTTTAAAAATAAATTAGGTGATGAGTGAATGAAGTTGTTAGATATCTCTTGAACGTATAAAAATTATACATTTAAGTACTCCGTTGGGCAACCGATGGGTGCTTACTCTTCCTGGGCAATGCTAGCATTAACTCATCACGTGATAGTGAGAGTTTCTGCTCTGCGTTGTGGTTTGAGCAACTTTTCAGATTATGCAGTTCTTGGTGATGACATTGTAATTCAAAACAATGCTGTCGCTAAAGAATATGTTAATTTGTTGGGTTACCTAGGACTTTCTATAAACATGAGCAAGTCAGTGATTTCTGAAGAATTCGCTGAATTTGCTAAGGTTTTAAAAGGTCCGTTTATTAATTACACTCCTGTGGGTCCAGGTTTAATCCTGAGATACATAAGAGATCGTAGTTACTTGGGTAGTCTTGTTGCTAACTTAAACAAACTTGGAATTGTTAGAGATATTAACGCGATATTGAACTTGCTCACAAATTCTACTACTACCAATAATGGTTTTAGAAAATTTGCAAGTTTATGATCTACTATCGGCCCTGGAGTTGCTAATAAAATTGTGAATTGAAATGATGTATCTGTATCTACAGAAGCAATGTTTCAAAATTACACAAAAGCAACTTTAGGCTTTAACATTACTACATACTTTGAGTTTAATGCCTTACGGCAATTAGCTCTGGATGATGTAATGGATAGTTTAAACAAGGTTAGTCGGGAAGTTGATCTTTTCAATGTAAATTGAAAGACCAGCATCCTTAAAACCAGATCATTAAGAGTGTTCGACCTCCTAGTTAGGTTGGTGAGCCCCTCATATTGAGTGTACTGACTTTCTTTCTATAGAGATATTCAGCGTCTCCGTGAGTGATATCGTGATTTGAATTCTTATTCAAACGTCGATACCCATAGGGACAAGTTTATTCTTTATAGAATGAAAGGTATGGATGTCACTTCTATTGATTGACGTGATAAAGCACTTATTAAAGATAATAATATTAAATTTAAAAAGTTTCTTTATTACTGTCAGTGTATTAATGCACTTCAATTTCATGCAGGTTTAACCTGAAAGAAATATGATAGTAAAATTCTTACACCATCAATAAAAGAGATGATCCGTCAGTGACCAAATACTCTGAAGGCTCTGAAACTTGAAAAGTTCCGTTTTGGGGCTTTAGTACCTTCAATAAAACGTTAATATTTGGAGCAACATCTAGAAGATGCAATGCTCGTCCCGGCCTGAAATTAGACCAGGGGCTTACTCTATTAACCTCTATATTAGGTGAG